CAGATGGGGGGGGTAGATACCATATTGTTTATAGTTAGAAGTAGACAGCCAACAGTTTATTGTAAACAAAATACACATCCTCCCCAACCGGGGAACATAAAAGTACATATATATAGAGAGAGAGAGTCTCTCACACACATTGCACGCGAAACCATTTCACAGATCACCGTATCTGGGGTACTCTATCCCAGACCATGAAGTCAACCGCGAAGCGAAATCACTGAAAGGCCAGGGAAATGGCGAAGCGAATCCGTAAGACGAAGCCAAAGAAACGCCGTCCTAGGGGGTACTGATGCCCGTCCGTAAGGTCAAAGGTGGATACCGCTATGGTGAAAGCGGTAAGGTATATCCCACGAAAGCACAGGCCGAGAAACAGGGCCGCGCGATCAGGGCTGCACAAGCCCGACGTAAGAAGTGAGTACCGATACCGTACAGCAACATAGGACCCGGGCGGCCTATGCGCGGCGGACTGCAGAATCTCGCGCCCTAAAGCGTACAGGCCAACGCCGTGTTGCTGCAGAGGATTGGTATCCTGAGCTTGAGCGGCTCGCTGGGGAGCACCAGTGGACCAACGCGGAGATGGCCCAATGGCTTCATCTCTCAGTTCGTAGGGTACAACAGATCAGAGGTATCGCGGGACCTATCGCTTGGGAGCAACGGCAGTCCGTCAACCCACCTAAGGAGCGGGCAGCTATCGCCGAGGAGTTCCAGCCCATGCTGGAACGTACCCCTGATGGCTTCAAGGCGTTCTTCGAGCACTTCTCAGGGTTCTACCTCACCGATCTGGGCTACATGATGATTGAAGCAGCCCTCGGAAACTCGAACTGCCTCATCAATGTACCGCCCCGACATGCCAAGACTGTGATCATCGCGGTCTGGCTTCCCATTTGGCTTCTCACCCTGGATCGTAATGAACAGATCATCATCGTATCTGATACTAATACTCACTCCAAGGCAGTAACTTATGAAATTTCACAGCAACTTGAGTTCAACCCCGCACTCGTGGCTGCTTTTGGTAGATATGCCCCAGAAAAGTCCAAAGAATCCCCATGGCGCCCATCTCAGGGCGAGCTTGTGGTCCTCGGACGGAGTGGTGGAACACGTGCTCTGCAGTATTCCGTACTGTCCCGTGGGTCAGGCCAGCAGATTCTTGGACGAGAGGCCACCTGGGCGATTCTCGACGATATCACTACCCAAGAGATAACGGAGTCCGAACGTGAGAGAGACAAATTGCATTCCTGGGTCCGTCAGTCCGTATTCTCCCGGCTACAGCAGGGATCAGACGAGGCTGCTGCCGGTCACGCCCTGGTCGTGGGTCAGCGAGTGCATCTTAACGACCTATACGGCGAGCTGGAGGCAGAGGTTGGACTGCGAGGGCCTGGAGCAGGACAGCCCCTTTGGCATGTGACCAAGTTCCCTGCGATCTTGAAGTGGCCGGAGGACAACGACGGTATAGCAGAAGTGCTATGGCCCGAAGAACGGGGTTTCGAGTACCTCATGGAGCAGTATAACCGTATGGGTCACGATGCATTCGAGAAGATGTACCAGCAGAACCCTATGCCCGAGGGCTCACGCTTCGTTCAGCCTGAATGGCTCGTGCGCTGTAGGGATGAGACTAGGAATGGGTATGAATCCACACGTGCTGAGGTTGACTTCCTGCCAATGGTGCGGATCGTCTCAGTGGACCCCAGTCCTACGAAGGACAATGCACTCATTGTGGCTGATATGGTCGCGGTGCGGGATATGTTCGCGTGCCAGATACTTGAGACTGCGACGTGGCGAGGAAACATGCGTGAGTTCGTTGCAAGAACTGATAAGGCCATCCGGCACTACAATCCGGACTATCTCATTATCGAGCGCAGCACCGTTACCAACTGGCTCATCCAGGACCCCTTGTACGAGGACCTGCGACAGCGGGTGCGGGTCCTGGAGCACACCACGGGTTCCAATAAAGGAGACCCCGAGCTGGGCATTCTGAGCCTAGCAGCAGACTTTGAGGCGGGCCGAATCCGTACTCCTTACGGGGACGAAACGGGCCGGGAGATGACGAAGCTTCTAGAAGATCAAGCCCTCGTTTACGGCCACCATCGCCCGGATGACCTTCTAATGGCCCTCTGGTTCATCAAGTGGAACTACCGCCGACTGCGCCCCCCCTGGGATGGGGGCGGTCGTATCTCGGTGTCGAACAGTGCCAATGGCGGCACCTATGGCTACATCAAGCGCGCCCAGCGTCAGCAGGATACTCGACGCGAGGGCTACATCATGAGGAGACAGCGTGGTAACTGAGTCGGGTTATATGGGGCGGATCACCGAGGATTACTTGATCTCGCAGATCGAAGGGTTCCGTCGAAACGAGAACTACCTTGATCACAAGCGGCGCATCGACGAATTCGATAGACTCTATCGGGGCGATCTGAACGGCCTCTTTCCCGAAGAGAGCGCTCTTCCTGACGATCCACTGGTGGAGAACAAGGTCAAGAATGCTACACATGACCTTGCCCGCCTGGCCTCTGAGGCCAAGGGCGCGCATGTGTTCATGCGGGAGGGCGAAGGCCGGAAGGCTGTTGAAAAGGCCGCTAAGCGCTCTGCTATCGCTGACACTATCTGGACCATGGGGAGGGGCAAGCGCATTGAGCGCAAGCTCTACCTTGACTTGATCTCCACAGGCATGGCTGCTGTCTCAGTCTTCCAGAACGACAGCTCGGATTACCCGATCTTCAACAGACTGAATCCTCGCTTCTGCTATCCCGACGAGCGGAACGGCGTGCTGCAGTCCATGTTCTACGTAGAGACTATGAAGGAGCGACAAGCTGCCCTTATCTGGCCCGATCTAGGATTGAACCCTGAGGCAGGTAGTGAGGAAGTCCACGTCTCCCAGTACTTCGACATCAACGAGGTTGTTCAGTGCGTGAGCACCAAGGGGAACAAGAAGACCCCTCCGAAAGGCTATGTCGTCCAGCGCTGGGAGCACGACTTGGGCTGTATCCCCGTCGCGTGGATTGCCATGGACCGTGCAGATGACCACTGGGGTGGTCTCTTCGACCAGCTCGGCGGCCCGCTTATGATCCGTAATAAGATCATCCGGTTGCTCACTGACTATCTTGAAAGCATGGCTCACTCCGCCATGGAGGCAAAGGGCGTCCTGAACGCAGACGAGGAACCTGGTCCCCTCACAGTGTACCGCCATGATGAGACGGCCCCGGAGTCGTTCATCCGTCGTGTCGCGCCCGCAGCCCCGGCCGGTTCGGTCTTCGGGCTGCTGCAATACATGAACTCCGAGGAGAGCGCAGAGGCTATCCAGCCCCCGGCGCGCGTCGGTGTCGTGCGTCAGTCCATCGCTTCCGGCAGCTTTGTGGACTCCACGCAAGGCACGCTCTCCTCGGTTATCTTCGAGCTGCAGGACCTCATGGCTGAGCTGCGCTACCAGATCAACTATATCGCCTTCAAGGTGGATAGAAAATACTTGGATAACAAGAAGCCACTCTATCGTGCTATCGGCGACCAGACGGAATACCTGCCCTCGAAGGACATGGGCGAGTTCTACCATCACACCATCCAGTATGGTGCGAGCGCGGGCCTGAACCGCAGCGAGGCCGGAGTCCGCGTCCTACAGGATATGGGTGCCGGGTTGATCTCGAAGGAGATGGCACGGTCGCAGTTAGACTATGTGGATGACGTGACAGTGGAGCAGAACCGCATCGACAAAGAGCAGCTCTCTAACGTGTTCTTCCAGCGCTTCAGTGCGGACCCGAATACCCCGATGTCCCTTATTGCTACGGCTATCACGGAGATGTCGAAAGGGCGTACGTTCCTTGAGATCGTCGAGGACTTGGCTCCCGAGCTGGTGCGCTTCGAGCAACAGCAGCGTCAGGCTGCGGCTGGTGGCCCACAGGTCCCGGCTGGCGAGGAGCCCGTGGCTCCCGAAGAGGAACAGCTCGCGCTTGAGCAGGGCGCGGTGCAGGATATCGACTTCGCTCCGCCGCCTCTGCAGCAGCAGATCGTTCGTAACCCAATTGTATAAGGAGCAGCAATGCCTAAGCCTGAAGAGATGATGAGGTTTGAATCCGAGGATGACGAGCTACTGCTTGGGCCTACGACTCGGCCGGATGATAAGATGGGGGTTGGTATTATGGGCAGGCGTCCTGTAACCAACCCGGGTCGCCTTGAGCGCTTCCTACCGGTCATCGCGCAGGCCGTGCGAGACCCTGATGCTCCGCAGGAGCTTGTTAACTTTGCACGTATCTTGTCCTATCATCTGGGGCGTGACATCTAATGCTGCCGAAGGTAGGCGGCGGTAACGGCACAACCAAAGATGATATTCTCCGAGACCCCAAGCGTATCGGTAGACGTATCCGGGGCTGGCGGCAGCCTGCTCTAGATGTTATTCCCGAGACTACAGCATGGTACACTACTACGGCCCCGGTCTCCGACTATGATGCAGGCTACAATGGTGAGGGCTTCTCATCCGCTGCTGATTACTTGAACCAGCAGGAAGCGATGGGTGGCACCGGAGTCCTTACGAACGCCAGGCTCAAGGTTTTGGATATCGATGATACATATGCGCGTACACAGGGCTTGATGTTCCTGGATAAACTACAAGCACTCCCAACTAATGTCCGTGAGAACGTGCTTGCCTTTATGCAGGGCCAGCGTACTATCGAGAATCTGCAGGGAGCTGATCCTGCAACGCTGGCGCTAGAAACACAACAAACACAAGCAGCTATCGAAAGCCTCGGTCTCGCTGGACAGATCGATCCAACCGGGGGTGAGCTGAACATCACGCAGGAATCTGCGGGCGAAGGTCTGTACATCGCCCTTGCTCTTGCCTTCCCCGAGTTGAACCTAGACCTCGAAGACCCCAAAGCCAACTTCGGCGCGATTGAAGCATCTACGGCAGTCTCGGATTACTATCTGCAACGTGCAGTGGAATCCGAGGGCGTGAACAAGATGGCCGATGCATTAGTCAAAGTACAAACCGGAGAGGCTCAGGGTCTCGGCGGATATTACGATGTCTTCAAAGATGTTACCCTCGGTTTTGCTGGCGGCGCGGCTGAAGTAGGATTCGGTGCGCTAGGTGGGGGGGTGCGTGCTATCGGTGCGGAAGGCATCGTTGATGATGCAGCTAGCGCTTGGCATACCGTAGAAAATGAGATGTCCAGATATGCTGTCGGATATCAGGACGAGGAAGGAGAATGGCGCAAGGGTCTATTGACATGGGATTTAGACCCGAAGGACCCCGACTTTGAAAACAAGGTCGAGGATCGCATGCTGCTTCTTACTCTCGTGGGTGCTCCTGTAGGCAGCGGTCTTCTAAGCAAGACAGCCCGTCGCTTCAAGCTCGCTCGCTCGGTGGTGGGTACTGTAGATGACGTGGGCGACGTGCTCGGTATTAACCGTGCCGAGTTATATCCACGCCAGGGTGGTCCCCTTGGTGTTGGCCTAGAGGCAGCTAGAACCCCAGCACGGTTTGTTACTAGAAAGATTGACGAGGCAATCCTTGGCTCACGTTGGATTCGGCAGGGGCCGGAGGATTGGTTCATCGGCCGTATCAATGGTCGTCCTGGTCGTACCCTTCTCAATGTTCTCGATGGGGCAAAGGAAGCCCACCCTGATGATATTGGAGGGCAGTTAGGTTTCGTTCGACAGGTCTACGGCTCAACAATTCCTGATGGGTTAGTGACAGACATGTTAAATGCTGGCTCTCGTCCTGATGCCATTGGACGCTTCGTGAACTATGTATCAGACCCAACACAGCGTCCCTTTGCTATCCGCGAGATGGATGGACGTATTACTGCGATCCAGCGACGTATCGATGCTATCCATAGAAAATACGATGATGAGCCATCCAGTGTCCGTCGTGAGCTAGATATCCTCCATCAGCGTGGGGAGGAGCGTTCCGAGGATTTCCTAGCCTTCAGTCGTGAAGGAGATACCGGTACATCGCTGCGTGCTGTCAATGAAGAGATTCGGATGGAGCGTCTGCGTCAGCGCTATAAGCGCCTGACCGGTGAGAACTACGAGTACCGTGGCGGCCAGCCTCGTCCAGAGGTTCTTGAGGATGGGCAGCTCCTCAACATACCTGCTTCCGAAGCTGCACGCTATGTTGAATTCCCCGGTCGCCTTGAAGGTACGGGCCGTACGCCTGAGCAATTGGCTGAACTTGAGAAGAGCCTTGAGGGCGGATATAATCCAGACTTCGTTCCTGAACAAACTTTGTCAGGTGAGCCTGAAGGTCACCTCACCATGGAGTTCGATCCCGCTACCGGTCGTGCAGTTATCCGTGAGGGACATCATCGTATCGGTATCCTCGCTCGTGCAGGTAAGGACATCGAAGTACGAGTCAAGCATGTTGATGAAATCCATCCGGCGCGTGGCTCTGATATCGAAGAGGTAGAAGCCGGTGCTGCGCTCGAAGCGCTCTCTGAACTGGGTGCCGAAGGTGCACCACCAGCTCCCGAGGTAGGGCGCATCTATACTCGTGCAGAGACACGTGACCCAGGTAATCAGTTGGCCGACCTTCGAGAGCTGACTGCCCTGCGGCTTGAGAGAGCCGGATTGGAATGGAGCAAATCAGAGACGCCGGGCTCTATGCCCCTATTGCGATACCCCAAGAAGAACTTCTTTCGCGCCATCGTGCGCCAGCCCACTACGAGTGTCGAGCGCCTCGCTGCGAGGATGCTTAGGTTTGGCCAGCTCGGAGAAGGTCAGGTCTTTGACTTGGCTAAACTGGTCGATGACATGCCTACGCGCCCGAAGTTATTTGTTCCGGGACACGCTAAGAACCCTGCAGACTGGAGGGACCAGAACTTCGATCTTCTTACGAACTACCTGCGCCGTGCGGGGGTAGAGGGTCCCGTTGCACAGAAGATTCTTGGCGATCTTGCAGAAGTCACGAATGTACAGGATTTCTATGAGATCATCGAGCATCAGATATTCGGAAAAGATGGCGTTATTAATAAGGCACTGCCCGAGGGTACGCCTGACGACCTGCGCAAACAGATCATCTATCTTCACGATTCCACGCTTGAGGGTCGTACATTCTCGACCCTGACGCAGCGCAATGAACGTGACGGTGTAGTGGACCTTTCCGAGCAACACATCATGGGGCGTCGTAGTAGCTATGGTGAGACAACCCCACTGCCCTCTCGTCCATCCGAGTATCTCGGCTATCTGAATATGCCAGATGTGGAACGACTTATTGAGGCTACCTCGGTGGTGCGTAAGCTGAACCACCGTTTGTCACAAGGCAAGTTCGGCCAGGCCAACATCTCCCAGGCATGGCGTGCTCCGCTTTTCGTCAGCCATCTTGCAACCCTGGTGCTCAAGCCCACTGTCATGCTGACACGTCTTGTTGCTATGGGCACGCGTATCCAAATGGAGCAGGCGCTCCGCATGCAGGGTTTCGGCTACAAGCCGTGGAAGACATTCCCAGATGGAATGTATCTCATGCCAGGTGGTATCCCTGTCCCGTGGGGAGAGAAAGGTAATCGCATCCTGAGCGGGGCCTTTGGCGAGGATGGTTGGAAATT